CAACAACAGAGGAGAACAAAGTGTCAGAGATTACATCTGAGGCTCCTATCGCGACCGAAGCGGTAGAAGCGGCACAAACTCCAACTGTAACTGCAAACTATGTGGCATACACAAAGCCACGCGTTGATACAAATGTTACAGCTGGACAATATGTAAATGCACAAATTCGTGCAATTCAAGGCGACACAGATGCACGCGATCTAGTTGCTGCATTACAAATCGCAACAGTTTCAGAGAACACAGGAACAGTTCCACCAAATTATCTACGCGATGTTATTGGCGTAATTGATGATTCACGCCCATTCATTAACTCAATTGAGCGTGCTCCACTTCCAAATTTTGGAATGAAAGTATTTACTCCAAAATTAGGAACACAGGCAACAGTTGCACAAACAGCTGAAGGTGTTGAGTTTTCATCAACAGACACAACTGTTACATTTCAAGAGGACAACATTGTTAAGTTTGCTGGTGCAAACATTGTAAATGTTGAACTATTTGATCGTTCAGACCCATCTTTTGCAGATCTATTAGTTCGTGAGTTAGCTGCATCATATGCACAAAAGACAGATGCTTATGCAGCAACAATCGCAGCTGATGGCGCAGGTGCATCATCCGGAACTTCAATTTACAAAGCTATTGCTGATGGAATTGCAGATTCATACGGAGTAATGCGCTTTACACCAAACCGCTTGATGGTTGCTCCATCAGGTGGATACACAAACATTGATTTTGCTAACTTGCTAGGTGCGGTTGATGGTTCATCTCGTCCTCTATTCGCAGCAGCCGTTTCTCAAAATGCCGGTGGTTTAATTACACAGGGATCAACAAACGGAACAGTTGCAGGTCTTGATTTGGTTGTAGATCCAAACTACACAGGAAACAATGTCGGGGATAAGGCTGCACTTGTTTATCCATCACAGGCCATGAGATTCCATGAGTCAGGAACAATTGAGCTTCGCGCCAATGTTGTTGCTAATGGTCGCATTGAAATCGGACTATACGGATATGTTTGCGTAGTTAATCGCTACCCAACAGCATTCCGTTCATTGTTCGTAGCGTAATTTAACTGAGTGCCTATGGTTGCTCCCGATCATAGGCATCCTTTAATGGGAGTAAGGAGATGACACTTGCCTAGTATAATTTCAGCATCAGAGTTGAGAGCCGTATTAGGCGTGTCATCATCCTTATATGACGATACTTACCTAAATGGAATTATTGATACAGCAGAAAACACCATTCTGCCAATGTTGGTTACATTTAAAAGCCCAATTCAAAAAACAGTATTGAACGACAATGTCGCTACTTTCACTACACTAGGCATTCATGAATTCACAGCCGGACAATCAGTCGTTATCGCAGGATGCGGGAGCCCATACAATGGAACAAGAACAGTACTTGACTCAGATCTTGGAGCATATACCTTCCAAGCTGCAATCACTAATGCCGATGTCGCAGAAGCAAATGTTATTCCAAGTGGAAGCGCGACTTTATCATCAGCATCAACTTATATTGGAAACCAATCTGTTCGATCAGCTGTCTTTGCAGTATCAGTCGAAGTCTTTCAATCAAGAGTCGCAGCAGGCGGACAAATAGAGGGTATCGATTTCACCAGTACGCCATACAGGATCGGGAGATCGCTTTACAGTAGGGTCATAGGCATATTGGGGCCTTATGTAGATACTGAGGGAATTGCCCAATAATGCCAGCATCAACAATTTTAAGTGCAGTCAGACAACCTTTAGCAACAGCATTAGCAGGAGTTGCAGGAAATGTTTATTCATTTGTTCCTGAAACAGTTATTCCACCAGCAGTTGTAGTTGTTCCTGATAGCCCATACCTTGAATTTGATTTAATCAATAAAGCGGTTATTAAAACTAAAATTAACTTTACGATCACAGCCGTTGTTGCTTACAATAGCAATCCAGCATCACTCGACAATATCGAGCAACTTATCATGAGCATTCTGGCAGTTATTCCAAATGGATATATTGTCGGATCGGTCGAAAGACCTACTGTTACTACTATTGGTGCATCAACAATGTTGATCGCTGATATAAGAGTTTCAACTTACTACACACAAACAAACTAAGGAGTCAAAGTGCCTACCACAGTAATCACGGGCAGAGATGTTACCTTCACTATCGGTGGTAACACTTTCGATGCTCAAGCAACAAGCGCAGTTTTAACAGGAACAACAAACCGCCAAACTTACGAAACTTTGGATGGCAAGGCCTACAAAGTAATCGACAACGATTTCACACTTGCTGTTGAAATGTTGGCAGACTGGGGCGCATCAGGATCTCTATGCGAGATTCTATGGGGCGTTACAGAGTCAGCGCCAAACACAGGTATCAACACAGTATTTACAGCTGCATCAGGCGCAGTATTTACTTTCCAGGTATTACCAACATGGCCATCAGCCGGTGGTGCAGGAAATGATGCACAAACAGTTTCTTTGACATTCCAAGTAATTGGCGTGCCAGCAGAATCATTTAGTTAAGAAATAGAAACGGGAGCAAAAAATGAAGTTACCAATTACAATTGAATATAACTCAGGCGAGCAAGCAACTTATATTGCCCAACCGCCTGAGTGGCAAAAGTGGGAAAAATCAACTGGAAACACAATCGGTCAAGCCCAAGAAAAAATGGGAATATCTGATTTAATGTTTTTGGCATACCATGCACATAAAAGAGAAGCTGCTGGTAAGGCAGTCAAACCTTTTGAAACTTGGTGTGAAACAGTTACTGATGTAATTGTTGGTGATGCAAACCCAAAAGCCACCCAGCAGGAAGCCTAAATCGCTTATTGGTTCAACTGGCAATAGCCACAAAGATTCCAATGAGTGAATGGGTTGATGCAGATGACATTATGACAGCGTTAGAGATATTGGAGCAGAGGAATGGCAAGTGAAGCAATTGCTTACAATCGCTCTGACTTGCGCGATATTCTTAAAGCTTTCAAAGCGATGGATGACCAAGCAACAGAGGAAGCAAGAAGTCAATCTGCTGCTCTGGCGTATTTTGCATCAGAGGAAATTAAACAAACAGCTGCAACAAGAACTAAATCAGGCAAGGCAGTCGTTAGAGTCGCGGATGGCGTTAGGATTTCAAAGTCATCTAAGATCGGTGAATTCAGATACGGATTTGCAAGTCAGAAATTTTCAGGTGGTGCTACTACGCAAACCTTATGGGGTGGCCTTGAGTTTGGTTCAAATAAATTCAAACAGTTCCCTAGTTATTCAGGAAGGCAGGGTCGTGGATCTCGCGGATGGTTCATATATCCAACCCTTCGTAGAATTCAGCCTGAATTGATTAACAAATGGGAAGCAGCATTTGATCGTATCTTGAAGGAGTGGGGATAATGGCAACCGGTAATCGCACACTCAAACTCTCGATCCTTGCCGATGTCGATGAGTTAAAGAAAAGTCTTAAAACTGGTGAAACTGAAGTAAAAGGATTTTCTGACAAAGTTGGCGACTTTGGCAAGAAGGCTGCTGCTGCATTTGCCATAGCTGCTGCTGCCGCTGCTGCCTATGCCACCAAATTAGCCGTTGATGGGGTCAAGGCTGCAATAGAAGATGAGCAGGCACAGTTAAGGTTAGCGAGCGCATTACGAAGTGCCACAGGGGCTACAGATGCCCAAATACAGGCTACTGAGGATTACATAAGCCAAACTGCATTAGCAGTAGGAATTGCCGATGATGCTTTAAGACCAGCATTCCAAAGATTATCGGTTGCAACTGGTGATGTAACTAAATCTCAAAAATTATTAAATTTAGCAATTGATATCTCAAAGGGAACTGGCAAAGATCTAGGAGCTGTAACTGAAGCTCTATCTAAAGCCTATGGCGGTCAAGATACACAGCTAGCCAGACTTGGTATTGGTATTACATCTGCCCAAGCCAAGCAATTATCATTCCGCGAGGAAACAGAATTACTTTCAAACCTTTATGGTGGGGCTGCTAGCCGTAACGCTGAAACCTTTCAAGGTCGTATCGATCGCCTAAAAGTAGGATTTGAGGAAGCCAAAGAAACTATTGGGTTCGCTTTACTTCCAGTAATTGAAAGACTTATTGGATTTATTTTTGAGTATGGCACACCAATAGTTGATAAATTTAGAGATGCTTTTAGAATTATTAAAGAAGCTATTGATAGAAACAGAGAGTCATTTAATGAGTTTTGGGTATTGTTAAAAGATCGGGTTTTTCCTATATTGCAAACAGTATTTGGATTTTTACTTGATGTTGGTGCTAAGGCAGCAGCAGCAATTATTGATGCCTTTGGCAAGATAGTTGGAGCAATAACCCCAGTATTGAATTTCATTATTAGCGCAATTAACAAAGTTATTGATGGAATTAACTTAGTAAAAACTGGCGCAGATATTGGCAAGATAAGCCCAATTGGTGCAAGTGCTGGTGGGTTTAGTGGTGGTGGATTTGCAGGATTAGGCGCAGCTGGAGCAGGTGCAAGTGTTGGTTCTGGCGGTGGTGGTGCAGCAGGTGGATTTACTGGATTAGGTGGAATTGGTGGCACAAGTGGCGGCGGTGCAGGTGGTGTTGGTGGAACTGCTGGCGCAACTAGCTTAAAAGATTTAGCAGATAAACTATTAAAAGTTCAAGATCAATTTACAGATTTGACATTCCAAGTTGCAACAGGTGGAATAAGTAAGTCAGCTGCACAAAGACAATTTGATGCTTTAGAAGCACAATTTAGAGTGCTAGAAAAACAAGGCAACACATTAGCAGCCAATCCAAACATAGTTATCAATGTATCAGGTGCAATAGATCCTGAAGGAACTGCTAGAGCTGTTGCTAATCAATTAAATAGTCAGGCTGCTAGAAGCGTAACCGCGCTTAGGGATAGATAATGTCTGATTTTACACCAGACTGGAAATTAACTGTCGGTGGGGTTGATTATACTGACATAACGATTAGCGATGTTCAACATCAAGCAGGTCGATCAGATATTTACCAACAGCCACTTCCATCTTATATTCAAGTTACTTTAGTTGCCCTAAATGGTCAGACTTTAGATTTTGACATAAATGACAGTTTAGATTTACAAATCAAAGATAGTTCAGGATCTTATGTGAGCCTATTTGGTGGCGATATTACTGATGTAACTGTTGAAGTAAGAAATGCTGGCGCAGCAGCCCAAGTTATTCAATACACATTATTGGCTATGGGTTCACTTGCTAAATTAACCAAAGAAATTTGGGATGACAACATTTCGCAAGATGAGGATGGCGA